GGCGTGTGCAGTAGCATCGTGAGCCCTACGATGAAAGCGACAAGTGCCACTCTCATTGACTTATTCATCTAAAGTTTTTTTGCCTTAATCTGCCTGCCGTCAAGCGTGATCGCAGCTGTGGAGTCATGCCATACCCAAAAGCCAACCGGCATTGACGGATCACAGTCAATAGTGTGCGACCAGTGCAAGTGATAAGTCTTGCCATCCCAGCCGCCAATGTTTTTATCATCGTGACCCGTTTCATCTAATTTGGCTGTGTCTGGGTAACGGCCAAAACGGCCACGCAATACCTTGCCGCCGTTGCTAAACTCAACGCGCAGGATCGTGATCCATTCCCATTGACCAGCGCTATCTACGCAATAGCCAACATTTTTTGGGTACTTAACCCATGTCCATGTTTTTGGCGGTATTGATTGTTTTGATGCGCCTGACTCGACTTTCCATAGGTTGCTCACTTGTTTAGGCCCTCGTCAACGTGTGTAAAGATGTCGTTAATTTCGGCATCATCAAGGTTGCCGTCTTTAAGGAATGCACGCGCAAGGCCCTCGATTACTACGGCCACGCCACCAATGCCAGCGATGATAATTGCCTTGGCTGGCTCTACACCTGCGACGGCTGATGCGCCGACTACTGACAAACTACTAGCTGCAAAGACTGCGACCATTCTTAATAAAATGTTTTTAGTTTTGTTCATGATGCCAAAATGTCCTTTGGGTCTAGGTCCTTACCAGCGGACCAACGGATGTTATCGCGCATTTCAAAATGCAAGTGTGGGCCTGATGAGTTTCCTGTCGATCCAACCTCGCCAACGATCTCGCCAGCCTTAGCCACTGCGCCTGGCTTGATCCGAACCTTGTTTAGGTGTGCATAGATTACCCAGCCACCATCAACCTTTTGCACAACCTGGTTGCCATAAGATTTGCCCCAGTTCGCGTTTTCGATCTTGCCGTCAGCTACTGCCAACACTGGCGTGCCAACAGGCACAGCAAAGTCGACACCTGTGTGATAGCCCTTGGACCACATTTTGCCTGGCTTTTTGTAGGCAGTTGTGATCTTGCCATTCTTAATTGGTAAGGCCATGATTGCCCTTTCGTGTCATGGCCCTGTGGTTATTGTTAAAGTGCCGCGATTTCCTCGGCGGTTAATCCAAGGTCTGCAAGTTTGGCTAGTGCGCTGGCGCGGGTTGCTGTTTTTGCATCGGCTTCGGCCTGTTGCGCTGCGGTTGCCGCTTGTTGTGCTTGATAGTCTGCGTATTCCTCATCCGTCATAAAGCGGACTACGTCATCAATTTGGATCTTTGGTTTTGTGGTTGCCATTTTATATTCCGTATCCGTAAGTTCGAATTGTTCCGCCTGACATTGTTCCCGAATTAACTATAATTTCAAACCCGTCATAACTGTCGGTTACATTGTGATAACCGTTGCCAACTCTTGCGTGCTGAACAGGCGACCCATCAACTCCCATGGAGTCATATTTATAACCCGTTTTGCTATTTTTTTGTGGACTATAAAAAGTTATCGTAGCCGAACTTAAATTTGGAAAACTATTGTTTACAAGACCAAATATTTGAGATGTTGATGTTAAATTATCGTTAGTTAAACTAGAGGTCGATACGTAGCCGTTGGCTTTATATTCGTTTGCGCTGTTTGACGTACCCGCTTTTCTTAACCTAAAAAGTAAACTTGTTACGGTTGAGGTAGTCGTGGTATCAAAATTAAATATTACTAAATAATTTTGGTATGTTGCCGTAAACACGTTATTAACTGCAATGCTTGAAACAGTTGTGCCGATTGTCGTTGTGTTAATTAATTTTAAACCTTGACCGAGACCAAAGACTGTTGCATCAATAGCATCGCCCAATGCCTCAATGGCTGTCGCGCCATCCTTGACGTAATCGGTGCTGGTTGGTACTGGCCAGCCGTAGTTCGGTGTGGTTGTTGCCATGCTATAAATCCTGCCATTCTGTCGTAGTTGGAGTATACCCCGCCCAAGTAACGGTTGGCGCGATTTGCAGCCAAACTTGGTTAGGGTATGTCTCGGAGATTGCCGAGCAAATCAAAGTCATGGTGGCTGTGTAGCGATCAAGATTCCACTTAATGCCCTCAACAAAGCCATCAAAAGTGCCACCAAATACTGCTGGCAAATCTTGGGTGTATACAGCTGATCCAACGTGCATCAAGATCAACGCATCCCGGGTCGCATCGCTAACCGTTGGGCTATGCAATGGGATCGTGAGTTCCTCTGGGTATGTGCGCGGGTAAGCGCGACTTTCCAAAAATGCATCAGCCTGGCTTTGGGCATCAGCTGCATTGTGCAAGGTGGTTGTGCGAGTTCCAGATAGTTCGCCAAAGGATTGCTGGCTGGTGTAGTCGGCGGCATACTTTTCGTGATTGTTGTGATAAATAAGTGTTACGTCATTGACGATCTCTGACCACTGGGCAGCCTGTCGCAGTCCTACGGCGAGCAGGTCATCATCTGTAAGGGTAAGCGGTACAAGTGTGGCTCTGGACGTGTATGAGTCGTAGTGAATAGAACCGTCAGGTGCTTCATAAAGGAATCCACGACCAGATTGGGCGGCCTCTTGCGCAAGTGATAGGGCATTGGCCACACCGCCTGTATAGGCTGCCAACTCGTAAGTGCCGGGCGTATCAATGTCGGCCACCAAATCATCAACCAAAGTCTGGTTAGTTCCATCCCAGTTGGCCCATGTGGCAATGTTGCTAACAGCTGACCAGGTTAAAGTTGGCACAACTTCTGTCCAGTCTTGCAAGAAAGCATCCGAAAGAATGTTCAATACGCGTGTGCCGTCAAATTCTTTGGCAAATCCATCTATGCCAGTTGTATGACGATTAAGTAGGGCTAGTGGCCCAACGGCTGTGATACTGTAAACGGCTACCGATCCCTCACTGCCATAAGCATCAAGGCTGATGTCAAGATCAGAGATTGTGCCTGTGTAGATCGTGCGGTAAGTGTTGGTTGAATCCTTGACCTGAATCTGAATGCTGTCTGACAGGTTGACGTTTAGCGCGGTATCGGCATCAGTCCAAAGTCTTACATTAGCAATGCCGACTAGGGCTTGTTCGTAAATGTCACGGCGACCCAGGCTGATAGAAATGTTGCTGATTGTGTTATCTGCATACTCATTAACCCCAGCAAAAATTACTTTTGGATAAGGAGTGTATACGGTCACAATGTTGCCCCTACAAAGTTGACTGCGCCTGTGCGCCTTGCGCTATCTTGCAGCAGCTTCTCGATTGATCGGCGAGCAGACTCACCGTCAATGATCCCGTTCATATTAATAGTTACGTTTTGACCGCCTCCGGCATCAGGGCGAACCGATCCTGATCCGCTAGGGACAAATAGTTCAGGTCCAAACTCGCCTACACGATAAGCCTGTCCACCCATGACCGAGCCACCAGCTGCTCTTGCTTTTGGTCGAGGCGTAAATCCTGCCTCTGGCAAATTTATGTTCAGCGGATTTTGAATAAATCGCAATGCAGGCAGGGCGGCTTGGTAAGCATTTGAAATAGCGTTGATTGCATTTGCAACTGTTTCCAATGATGCTGCAATTCTTTCCATCATGCTTGCAGCACCTGGGCCACCGTCTGTGACGGTTGAAAATAAATTGCCAAAAGCATCAGCAACTGCTCTAAGTGCGCCACCTAAACTAAATGCGCCATCGCCCTCAAAGTTTCCAGCTAGTTCTCTGGCACGATTGCTCAATCCCTCTGGATCCTCGCCACTAAATCCCTTGGCAACTTTGTTAACTTCCTCTAACAATGTTTTCATGGTTGGCAGTAATGCCACACCGATTGATTCTTTAAGTTCGCCCACACGCTCTGTGACAATAGCCAACTGGCCTGCATAGGTTTCGGTGTTGGCCTTAGCTGCCCCACCAAATAGCCGTACAAGTTCATCTTGGACTACGTTAAAATCCTTGGTTTTCTTGATGTTTTCATCAAGTGGAATCCCCAACTTTGTAAGTGCGCCAATGTTGCCGTTGTATGCCTTGGAAAGTGTCAGCGATACTGTTTCAAGATCCTTGCCAGTAGCTGCGGAAATGTCCATTGCAAGGTTGGTAAGTTGTTGCGCCTTGCCTACATCACCAGTTGCTCGGGCTAGGTTAGCCAGTGCCGGGCGCAACTTGGTATCTGCTACGCCAAAGGCTAGTTGTTGTTTGGTGATGTATTTTTCCGTGCTGGCAATTTGATCATCAGTCGCGTTAGTTGTGTTTTTTAATGCTTGGGCAAGTTGCTTTTGTGATGCTTCATCCTCGACTGCGGCCTTGACACCATCGATGCCGATCTTTACTGCATAAGCGGCGGCGGCTGCGCCAGCAACTACAAAAGCGGCAGCGGCAATCTTGCCGTATTTTTTAAGGCCACCAGCAAATCCCTTGGCGTCATTGTCTGCCTGTGCCAGGCTTCGACCAAACTGGTCTACATCAGCAAGCAAATTAAGTTTAAGTGTTCTTACGTCAGCCATTGTTGTTATCCCACTTTTCTATAACTCTTTTGCTTACCGCATCTTTCCAACGGCGTGTCAATTCTGGCTGGATTCTTTTAAGGGTTATGAAAATGCCATATCCCTCGTTACCTCGACCCTGTGCAGGTGAGCGATCAGGAAAGCGGCGACCACCATTCTCAAAAGGTGCTGGCCCACCAAACTCTGATCCAAACAACACTTGGCCAGATACAGCGCCGCCACTGAATCTACCCTTGCTACCACCGATGGTGACGTTAGGGATGCGATCCTTGTTGGCTCGAATAGTTGCCGCTACCTTTTGGGCTTGTGCTGGCAATGGGTTCAAGTTGTAGCTGCTTTGCATTTCTGTGGCTGACCATTGGCTAATGCTTGTCACATCATCTTTAAGGGCTTTCTTTGCGCCCTCATCCATTTCACGAAATGCCTTGTAAAGCGATTTAAGATCCCGAGAGTCAGGGGTCATCTTGACGGTTACTTTGTCAGCCATGACCATTCCTCTCTTGTATCAGCGTTACTGCTGTTGTTATGTCA